TTTAAAAGTAGGTTTAGCTGGTCGTTCTTGTACGCAAGTTCAATGTCTTGAGTTAAGTCTGCGAGTGTTGGTAGTTTGTTTTCCATTTTAAATAGTGTTAGGGTGATCTGTAATAGTTGGGAACATAATCTCTCTTGCTTCCTTCATGCCATCTACCTCGGCCGAAATAATAAGTAGATCAATGTTAGATTTTAAAGTGCTTTCTGAGATGTTGCTGCCGCTATCAATGATCTGCTTGATTAATGCGGTTTTGATTGATTGTGTGTTGCTCATAAAAATAATGAAATAGTAAAAATAAAAAATAAACCTAGTAACACGCCACCTAACTTATCAAAATAGTTTAGGTCGCTGATTTCTCTCACGCGTTCTGCCCATGCCGCATCTATTGTGTCGGCTAACTCAGGGTGTAATTGAACTGCTTTGATTTTCTTTAATGCCTCTATTTTAGTCGGGCAATTAGCCTCATGTACTTGGTCGATCAAGTCTGATTCAACGTAGTCTAATAATGCTTGATGTCTCTTTGCATCGTCAATGATAAATATTCTGTTTTCCATGTTATTTCTTGTAATAAAAGCTAGTTAATAAAGTTTCGTATTTAGTCGCTTCAAGACTTGCTTCGTGCCAATCTTCTTTAATCTTGGTTAGCAAAGTGAAGTCTTCATCCGTGCTGTTTTCTGAGTTGCAAACTTTGATTTGCTTTCCGTAGTTATTAAATAGCCTGATGTTGTTATCAGTCGCTCTTTTAATGTTTAGTTTTACTTGTGTGCGTGTCATGTTAGTTATTATTCATGTTTTGAAGTAACTCCCGATAACTTACTTTGCCTTTCTCGCCTCTCATATACTTGCAGGCTCTGAATAGTTGGTTGCGTGTCATGCCGTTGCGTTTAATGAAGTCTTGGCGTTCTTTGCGTGCTTCCTTGCCAACTATTAAGGCAAGCAGCGTTAATGTAAATAGCCACATCATATTTGCTCCTTTTTTAAAAGCATCTCAATAGCCTCGTTGTGTAGGTCAGCTATTGACACGATTGGTTCAGAATCTGCTTTGATTTTGTTGCGCCTAACTTGTAGGGCTTGCAGCCTATTTGGTAGGTCTACATTGAGTAGCGTTGTTGCCACTTTACGTTTTGGTTTAGTTATGTTTGCCATATTATAAGTATGTTATTGTGTTTTCTTTCTTAGTCTTCTTAGATGCTTTGTTGTTTGCTTCTACATAGTTGCAGAATATGCTAGTTAAAATAGCCATGCAAGTGAGTGTGATTAGTGTTGCCATTGGTTAACGTTGTTGAATTTGCAATACCTCAAAATTAACATCACCATTGAAAGGGCATTTGCCTTTGTACTTTTCTTGCCACCTATTATTTATCTCGTCACAAGTGCTTGCTAAGTTAGTTTCACTTGGCATTAAATGAGTAGTTGTATATGGCTTTTGATTTACTCCAAGCCAAACTCTTTGGGCTTTATAGGTTACAAAAAATTGACCTACTACTTTGGTGTTATCACCTCTTTTTGAAATTATTGTTGTCATTGTTTTGATTGTTAATTGTAGGACAAAAGTAAAATAATTATTTAACTATGCAAAATAAATATTTATGTATTGCGTAACTAACTGAAAATCAATACTATTATTTTTTTATAGTAAGCACTATTACCGCTCCAAACAAGGCAGCAAATAGTAACCACCACCACTTAAAGGGATGCGGTTTGGGTTGAAGCGTAGGGATTTTTACCGATTTGGTGATATAAATTGTGTCGCCAATGCAAGTACCATCTATGTAGGTAGTATCGTTTACTCGGTAATATTTTATTTGCAGCCTATCCTTTACTATTGTAACAGTATCTCCCTTGTAAACGAATGCCGTGTCTTTGCGTATTGTTTCGGTGCGGATAGTATCGTGAAGCGTTACCTCTAATGTGTCGGTAATGCAGAACTTTTCAACGCATTTCTTTTTTGTGTAGCAACTTACCATCATAGTAAGGGCTAATAATATGTATAATTTGTTCATTATTCAATAGTCTTTAATCCCCACATTAAGTTTACCCAAAGCATTTCTTTTCTAGCTTGAACATAAGTAATCTTTAGTTTCTTAGATAAGTATTTTACGCCAACTTCAATCCATTCGTGATTTTGCTCTAAAGTCATCGTATATTCATTGTACCAAGCATCTTGCCTACCAACAACATCGTCATAAGATACATTATGTTTGCTAATAGAAAACATCAAGTTAATTAAGTCAATAATAGCTTGTTTGCGCTTCTCGTTCATCGTATCTTTTTATTGATTATCTTTTTATTGTTAACCTCAAAGTCACCTGTTTTAGGGTCTTTCGTAACGATTGCAAAGCCTTGATTGTGTTTGCTTACTTGTGGGTTATAGTCTGGCGTTATCGTTGTCATTGCGCCAATAGAAAAGCATCCTAAGACGTTGCCATTCATATCGGATTCCATATGCTCAGAGGTTCTATGAACGTGGCTAATAAGTGTTGATGTGTTGGTCTTGGTAAATACTCCCCTCGCAGGACTTACAGGTGCGAATATGCCCTTTACAATGTGGTGTCCGTGTGCAATGTTTAGTTTGCCAAACTTCATGAACCTATAATCTTGCACATAATCAATCTTCATATCTTCTAGCATCAATAACTTTTCTAACTTATTGTTCAAGTAAAGTTCTGGTGCTTGCCTTATTACATAATCTTCAATTCTCTTGTCATGATTACCTGCATGAAAAACTATTTTCACATCCATTACTTTGAGCATCCAAGCTAACAAGTTCTTAACGCCCTCAATCTGTTCCATTACTCGCATCTCGTTTGGTTTACTAACGAATCTTGAAATGGTGTTAAAGTCTAAGCTATCTCCATTTATAATTATGCAGTCTACGCCCTCATTAAAGCCGTATTCTAGGGCTAAAGTTAACGAATCAATGTCTGTATATGGATAATGAAAATCGCTTACTACAAGTGCCTTATTATGGTTCTCTCCAAATACATAAGGTGTTTTGTCTTCTTGGGTTCTTAGGTCCAAATCGTACTTAGCACGTTCAGCGTTTAACTTTTCTAAGAAGATAGGAATTTTCTCATTTATTTGTTTATGTTTCTTCACGCCTGACTTGCCTTGAACATATCTGACGCACTCCCTTGCAGCCTCTAAGTCTACAAACAACATTGGATATTTATTAAAAAGTACTTTTGCAAGCGTTCTGTTGGCAGTAATTGTCGGGTTCTCCAACATTACCTCCTTAGCTAATTCTGATTTAGTCTTCTTCTTCATAGGTTACGTCAAATATTTCTGCGTGAATTTCCGAAATGTAATAATCCAAAACGTCTAAAGCCTTGCGTTTAATTCTGTTCTTTTGCTCCTGCCCTTTCTTGTCGTATGGGTCTACGTATTCAATAGCAGTTAAAGCAGAATGGCACTGGTTAATTACCTCAGACCTTGTGTCGTAATCTTCGTAGAATAATTCTGCTTCTTCTTCTTCCATACTACCTTATTAAAGTGTAGTAGATAGAAAACAAACCGCCCCAAATAACATAGATTAATAACGTGTAATAAGTGAACCCAAATATGGCAATCAAAAAAGAAAGGACCATAATCATTTTAGCAAACTTGTAAAGTTCAGTAAACATAACTAGAACTGTTCCTGCTAATAAAACCGCTAACCAATCGGGAATAAATAACGCCATCCAATCTGCAAAGGCGTGTTTTGTCTTCCAACCATCACGGCTGAACCACATACCATAATTTGCAAATGAATCATTACTCATAATGGCATCCATAACTGCATTTGAAGCGATTGTAATGGTTAGTAATAGGTAAATCATATTGTCTTGTATTCTACCATCGCATCAAAGCAAGGGCAAATTTTTATCCAATCCCTTGAATCTATTTTACCATCACCATTCTTGTCTGGCGAGAAATCTCTGTGACCTTTTATCTGAGCCTTTGGGAACATTACTTTCAATGTTTTTAAAACACGTTCTAACGCTGCTTTTTGGTCATGTGTTCTAGTGTCCTTACCATTCACTCCACCCTTGTAACATACATGAATTGAGTTAGCGTTATAGCCTTTCACGCCATTGGTTGGCTTAGATATGTCGGTCAAGTTTTCTACGCTGCCATCCTTGTTGATTAAATAGTGGTAGCCGTAACTTTTCCAACCTAGCACCTTAGCCCAATAATGTTTAATGTCTTGCGTCTTTTGGTCTTGCGGACCTGCTGTGCAATGAACAACTAAAAATCGGATGTCTCTCATGATTCAGTTTTGCGTTGTAATACGTTAAACAAATTCTTTAATAAATCAATGCCTGTAATCGCTTGGATGTTTTCTCGCATAGATTGAAGTTCGCTTAAAGCTATCATAGCAATCACAGGCTTTACCAATGGAATCTCATTTCCGAAATACACCTCACATAAACGAACGGCTGCGATTGCAACTAAGTAACTCGAACCCGTGTAGAACTTCTTTATCATTGCTCGGCTCGATAGCGTTCCTAGCTTATGCGCTTTCATTACTCCCGTTATCCAATCAAACATTACTAATCCGCCAACAAATAGTAAACTTGTGAGTATTGGCGTAAGATAAGCGATTAGACCAGTGATTAAATAAATGGTGTATTTCTCTTTCATTTTACTTTACTACTTCTACTTCTTCAGCAGCTGATTCTTTGATTTGTGATTCAAAATCAGTTTTTAATTTTAAGATTAAATCAATAGAATGTTTAGCAGGTAATTCAGCCAAACCTGATAGAATCATTTGAGCCTCTTGCTCGTTTACGTTAATTGTTAGTGTCATGTTTTTTTATTCGATAATTGTAAATGTTACTTGTGGATAGTCTGCTTCTAAACCTGTTAATACTGCTTGTTGTACTTCTAAAAAAGAAGGATTTTCTAAAGTGTACTCGTAAGTTCCAATTTGAGCAACTGCGTTGAAACTTTCGTTTTCTCCTTGCGTTACAATTTTACCAACTTGCGCCACTCCAATAGTAGGCACAAACTTTGAATTTGAGTTCATGTAAACGTTGATTAATGGATTTGCATATTCAGTAACCCCGTTTGAATCTTTGATGATTCCTAAACTTTGTATCATTTTTATATTTATTAAATTGTTTTTATTTAGCTACCCAACCTGTATTACCTGTTCCACTTTCTTTAACGTAAAAAGAAGTTCCTGCGCCACCGTCTGACCTCATAAATATAGAACCTACTGGAGCAGCAACTGCGCCTTCTGGAGTTCCAGCCCCTTGACAAACTGCTGGCTTTGATGTTGTGCCAAAGTGTATTTTAGAAAAATCATTTGCTGAATCATTTTGCAAAAGCATTTCACCATCATTTGGATTTTTAATCCTTAATCCACCACCTACTTTTACACCATTTGAACCACTAGCAAAACTAGCGTAACTTGCAAAAAAACCATCTATTCCAGTACAATTACCATCATTGTCAACTTTAAATCGAGTAGCAGTTCCTGCTCCATTTTGCAATAAAATAATATCATTAGTCCCGTCTCCTCTTACATGAAGTCTTGCGCTTGCTGCGGTTGTAGATTGCCCGATTGCAAATCCTGAAGTTGTAAGATTCATTAATGGTGTGCTTGGACCATTTATTGAAAAAAATAATCCACCACTAGCAGAGTTTAAATAAGTTTCTCCGTTTCCTGATAACAAAGAAAAATTTGTAGTATTTTTTACTGCAATTTTATTATCCCATATTCCCGAATAAACTCCACCAGTAGAATAAGGACCATAAAAAAGCCCGCTTGTATCTGCAAAGGTCATTGCTACATTTGTAGTACTCAACTGCAACGGACTTGCATTCCCGTCACCATCCGTAACCGCTTGCAAAGTCCCCGACAAGTTGCCGTTTAAGGTATTTAAGTTTAGAATACCTTTATAATTTGTGCCAATGTTTTGACCTAATAAATTTGCCATATTTTTATTTTATTAATTATCCCCAAGTTTCAGTTGTGGATGTTCCCCATACTTTTGTTGGTGTACTTGTACCCCAATTAAATAGTGATACTACTCCTGTGCCAATTGATTTTATAAATTGTACACCAAATCCTATTTGCGGAAAATTTGCCATTATAAATATTCAATTACTGAACCACTTGCTAATGTGTATGCCGTAATTTTTACACCTGGATCTGTTGGCAAATATGTTCCTGCTTTAATACTTACGCCTGTGATTCCTTTTGTAGTCATCATATTAACGTCATTAATTGCGAACGCACTAAATACCGCATCGCTCATCACAACTATTGATTCAACAAATAATCCAGTCCTTGCAGATGTGCCTGCGTTTACAAATCCAAATCCACCAATTGCGGATATCTTTTCTAATGCTGTACTCATATTGTAATATATAAATTTTTAAATTAATTGTTTGGAACTTGACAACGATTTCTTGTTTGCTCAAGTTCAAATATAATGTTCATCTCCCATCCATTAACCATATCAGGCAAAGCCTCTCGCATTGGTGTTAATGATACATTTGGTTGTATTAAAAAATAGTCGCCAAATGATGGATCGTTTAATTCAGCGTAAACATCTTGCGCAATACTCAAGCAATCACTTAACGTATCACGTTCATTTGTTGCGTCTGCTTTTTGAATATCCATAACGCTTATGTTCATAGATATTTCAAGAGTATTTTCGTTTATTGATGAACTAACAACGTCTGCCCAAACCAATGGATATGACTCCTGCTCGCTTGCTGAAATATCAGACACATCTCCAAAATTAAAGCTATTTACTTGCGCGTGGTTTGCACAAATTGTTGTTAGGTCGTTGAGTATTTGGTTTAATGTGTAGAATTGCATTTTGTTTTTTGATAAATTCTTGTAACTTTTTTACGTTTTTTTTAGCAGTCATTGCATCCTCTATTTAACATGCCTCTATCAACTCTTATTCCTTGGAAATTATACTCACCTGCGCAGCAATTTGAATCACCGATTACCATTCCGCTAGTGTAGTTAGTTCTGTTGGCAAATATAGTATCAATGTCAACATCTGTTTGACTCAAATACAATGGAAACAACGTTTGATTTGATAGCAAATACTTTGTGATTCTTTCGCTATACCATTCGGCCTTGTTCTTGCATCTGTCCATTAACACTTGTATTTCGCTAAGACTAGCAGGATTCATGTTGTCTGCATTTTGAACACCAACAGACTTATTAAAATACTTGTAATTTATGTTTAAAGGTAATTCCATACGAACATACCAAATCATGGCAGGCGTGATGTATAAATCCAATAAATTCTTATCGTTATTTGTTAACGTGCTTGCGATAATCTTTGAAGAAATATCATTGTACAAACTCGTGCCTAATATTGGTAAGATATACATATTTTGCACGTCTTTAATTGTTGGTGTTACCACTTTCATATCAACGTTATCTTGCAAAATTGATTCTGCTTTTAATGTTTGTTCGCTTAAAAAAATTGCTGTTGCCATATTACTTTAATTTAACTAATTCTTGATTCCAAATGTGTCTACAAAAAGGCAAGTTTACATCCTTGTTTGGATCGTGATACCATCCACCACGTCTTTTAAAGGCATCATAATTTGGTATGCCATAAATTTGACCTAATTCATCGCTAATGTTTTCTATGTCTTCGCGTGTAAAATACCTTGGATTTGAAATCATAGCATCGCAAAACGCTCTTGACTCACCACCTGGCAACAATGCAGGTGCATCTGGTCTTAGAATATAACGATACCTAATAAATATGTCTTCAAACGTTGGTATGTCCTTATTTGTTCCTTTAGTAGTTATCTTTAAATCTTTATTAATTAATCCATCGCCAATTAAAGTTTCGATTGATGTTTCAATTTTTGTTTTATCAACTTTTAAAATCTTTACTAAATCTTCAACAGAAATCTTTGGCGTTTTCTTTATTAAATCCAATACGCCTTCATCTAATTTGCTAATGAAATCTTGCTTTGAATAAATAAACTTTTTATGTTTAATGCTTGTAAAATTTTCAATTGGTTCGCCATATTTTGAAAACACTTCGTAATCAACTTCGTCATCTGAACTAAAATGCTCGCACTTACTAAATGCTGCAGGTTTTGCACTTGGTATTGTTTCGCCTCCTGTTATTGCAGGCTTGCTAACTATTTCACGAATCTCGTTTGCAGTCAATGTGCCTAATACTTTATTTGCAACTAATGGACTTAATGCATTCAAATCATCAACAATTGATGTGTTCAAATTAGCTTTAATGTCTAGTGGTTTTCTGCCTATAATTTGCCTCATTTCATCTTTAGTTAAAATCTGCAATAAAACAGATTCGCTAAACGATGGCATAATAGGCTCAGTAGGTTTAATTTTTAACTTGCCTTTTACTGGTGCAAAATAATCAAACACTTGTTGTTGTGTTGCTTGCTTTGGTGCAACATAAGTGTTTTGAAATAGATTATAAGCATCAACCAATTCACTTCTTCCACCCAATTGGCCTTCTACCCGCACTCCAAATAACATAGGTGAGGTAATCTTATGCCCAACAAATATTTCTTCTTGTATCGTCTTGTTTAAGGCGTTGTATTTGTCAGCAAAATCTCCTGCAGATAAATCCAATATTTCTGGAACCATGTTTGGATCGTCTACAAAGTCAATAACAAATGTGCCTGCTTTATCGGTTGGTGCAAACTTTGCTTTCATCCGCTTTTCAACCGACTTTATTTCTTCGTTAGATGGCACACCATTTTTGAAAACAATTAACTTTGAGCCTTTGAACCCATTCTGTATTTCTGCTCTATGAAAGTTAGCAATTTCAGCATCGGTAATAATAGCAGGCACTGCGCCAATATACTCAGGCAAGGTGTAAGTATTTAAACCTGGTCTATAAGACTTATAATAAAATATCCAATCCTTTTGCTTTTTAGTTTCGTCATAAGGTTCAACTACAAAATATTGGTCCGCTTTAATGTTTGTATTTTCGCTGCCATCTTCATTTAACCAACAATCGGAAATGTAAAACTTTTCGTTTTTTTCATCACTTCTAATTTTTGAATAATCTATATGGTACAAATCAAACTTTTTTCCGCTTTTAGATGGAATTCCATGCAAATAAAATCCGCCAAACAACTCATTATCTAGAGTGGTTTTGCCCATTATATCGTCAAGCGATTCATAAGGATTTGGATGATCAATAAAAGCTTGCAACGCAACAATGCTTTCGCCATCCATATTGGTTTGATCAAAATAAAATCCTTGACCTTTTATGTATGTTTGCTTTGATGTTAAGATTGCATTATGCTTTGCCGAACGATTAAACAACGTAAGCAAAAACTCGGGATAATTATTTGTTTCGCCATACTTAACGAATGGTATTTTATCCGACTTTTTAGGCTCAATAAATTGCGGCACTTTGTCGTTCGTGAATTGAACCGACATTAAAGATTCATAATTGTTTTCTCTCATTCTGGGTTATAAATAATTGTTGTTGTTGATAACGGGTTGTAATCTGTTGTTTGTAATTCGTCAGGCACAACCCAAACCAAACCAACTTCAACTGTTTTAGTAATAAAAGGAACTGCTGCCAATGCATTTGCCAATCCTGTTGTATTGGCTAAACTTGTTTGATAAATTGTGTAATCATAAAACCCTTCGTTGTCTAGACTTACTTCGCCATTTAACGTGTTTGCATTTGCTTTTTCAATTACTTGAAATTGATTGTAGCGTTGTTTGAATGCAGATGTATCTGTTGCAATAAAATAATAATTTACTCCGCTTTGCTGATTCTTAAAAAGAAACAAATAAATCGGATTGCTAATAGTTGCGTTTTCCGTTAGCGTAACAGTTACATTATTGGTGTATGTTTTTCTGAATTCTATCACAATTTAATATATAAAATAAAACAAAAATTGCTAAACAAAAAAGGCTACCACAATGGATAGCCTTCTCTGTACAACTAACAACAACTTTCTTTTAAGTAAGTAAGGCAGCAATAA